GCTAAAAGCCACACTACCTCCCTAAAGCTCTAGTAGGATAATGAAGTGAAATCAGAAGGTAATATCACTGTAGGAGTACCCATGCGAACAGATTCTAAATATTGAACTGTGTAAAGTCCTATATTACTTTCCTGACCTAGACCATAATATTTAATCGGAAAAGCTTCAATTTTAAGTATTGCTAAAATGTGCTGTAAACCACCTGCTGCTTGAAATAAATTTAAAACGTTAGGGAATACAAGTCCAAGCTTCAATTTGTCTCTTGAAGTACACCACATAATAAAATCATTAATATATGGATGATACTTACAATTTTCAAGTTGCATTATGAACCGTACACTTTCCATCCACTTGTTCCATCTAGATGATAGAACTTCCAATGAAAGTAAACCATTTAAACATCGGTAAAGTGAACGAATCCCGACATTACGAAAATGGTTAAATTGTCTAAAGTAGACTTTAAAAGATAAGAGATGTATTCTTTGCAAATAATGAACGCATAGTTCACCTAGTAAAACTGGGCATTCAAAATCGCTAATTAATTGGCCTTCACTAAAATTCAAAGAACTAGAATAAACAGATATAAACTGCTTTGATACATTCAAATCAAGGCAAAAATCTTTAGCTGATTTGCCTAAAGTACTTAAAACATTATGGATGTGGTTAGGAGAATAAGGTGAAATTAATTTAAATGGATAAATTCCATCATCACCTTGAACTAAAGGAAAACCAGTTTCGCTAAATAAATGTGAATTAGAGTAGATCAAATAATAATAAAACAACAAATTAATAATTGAATCTACAAAATTCGTGAATCCGGATCCTGAAGGGACTCCATGTATACCGGTAAGTACCTGATTATTTGGTAAAAGTAAAGGACCAGAAAGGAAGTAATTGCATATAATGTCTAAGTCTTCACAATATACTTTATTATTTATATACCAATATTTAATAATAGAAAAAGCTTCACGAGTAAGTTCTTCTTTAATTGATTTATCAAATTTACTAAAATCAACTGATAATAAAAATAATGTTTCATTGTTTCCTAGAGCACTTTGAAGGTCGCTAAAGAGCTTTGTAATACCATAATCTACACCATCAAAACCATTAAGTGCGCTAAAAGTTAAGTCCCTTCTAGCTATCTTAATAGCTGGATCTAAATATCGTTTTTCCAGAATGCTCATAAAATGCGGATACATCCAAACATCTCTTTGTTTAGGAAGTTCTGATAAAGAAGTTGGCTGACCTCTCCATCCTAATACGCTTGGATATTCAAGTAGTTTTAACTTATCATTAAAGTAGAAATTTAGGTAATCCTTAAAATAAACTGAGCCATAATCAGTTCCTGACTTAAAGTAAGGAGAACCCCAATTAGTACTTTTAGGGAGTCTATTAAAAGCTTCTTGAGATGAAAGTGGAGCTAATATACCTTTTGGAATAAAAGACTTTACTCTTTTAACAGCTAAATTGTAAGCCTTAAAATTCAATTTAAGTTGTCTATTTTGTAAATAATAACTTTCTAAAATAGATGGTAATCTATCTTTTAAAGAAGATCTAATAGAATATGGACCAATCTTATTTGATTCTCTTTCTTCAAGGTCTAAAAGCACAGGGTGTAACTTAGGGTATCTAAGTGAATTACTTCGAGATCTAAAAAATTGCTTGAGCTGAGCAATAATTTCCCTTCTATCTCTAGAAGAGTCAAACTTTGTACGTAAATCAATTTTGAAACCCTTTACATTCCTGCCAGATTGAGCTTGCCAAGATAAATAACCTAAATCATGAATATAATTTCTTTTGACATCGGTGATTTTCATAGTTTAAATCTCAAAATAATGGAATTTTAACAAAAACAGTTTTGTTTATGAAAGGTAGAACTTTCAAACCCATCATTTGTATGAACCAGCTAATGATGGGG